GGTTAACTTCGCTCTGAGATACCAAGCTAAACATGACGGAAAGAACCCCTCTTGGACCTCATATGAGAAACTTCGAAGAGTTATAGAGAGTACAATGTTTAGTAAAACTCAAGACCTTTTGCCTGTAATCTCATTTGCTGGACAAGGAAATAAGGACGATAAGAAGAAACACGAGAGCTTCATCGCTAGAATGATAGAAATAGGATACACGGAAAAACAAACTCGCCGTGTAGTGGACTGGCATTTAAGGGTGATAAACTCATGAGAGCGATACTAGCGGTTCTAATAGGAATAGGGATGTTGGCGATTGCCAACGCCCCACAGAAGAAAACTGAAGAGCGGGACATAAAGCAAGACGAAAAGCGCCCTTCAATACATTGAGGAATCAGTATCATGAGTATATTCAGCAGTTTATTTAAGACAACAGTTATTGACACAATAGTAGGGTATAACGTTGTTAAGAGACCAGATCCAAGTGAAGCGGGTGATTACTTAGTTAGGATGTACACTAAGTCTTATGTATTTAGTATGGCATGCCCTGATCAAACCTATGATGTCTACAATATAAAACGTGTAACCACTAGAAAAGAAGGTGAAGAGGTTATTGCTGAGATAGAGGAATGGGGCTTTATTGACCCCTCAGATGTGGTACAAAACTTGTAGAACTGTTCAATACATTAAGGAAATAGTAATGACTATTACTGACAAGAGAACTTCAGGTAAGAACAAGTCTGTAGGCAATAGGCAGAAGTTTATTAAGCGATATAAACATCGCATTAAACGCTCTGTAGACAGCATCGCTTCAGATAAAGGCATCACTGATGTCCTTAAAGACCGTAAGATTGTCATTAATAATGACGAGATAGAAGAGCCAAATTTTAATTTTGATTTAACTACAGGGGAACGAGACATTATTCTTCCTGGTAATAGGAGCCTACAGAAAGGAGACAAGATACATAGACCTCCTAAAGATGAAGAAGAAGGAACAGAAGGCAGTGACAAGGGAGAAGGCTTAGACGAATTTTCCTTTGTGCTAACTAAAGAGGAGTTTCTTGACCTTTATTTCAGTGATATGGCACTTCCTAGTTTCATTAAAGAGAGCCTAAAAGGCACCAACAAGTATAAGTTTAAGCGCACGGGATATTCTAAAGACGGTATTCCTCCTCGTCTTGACCTTGTTAAAACGCTTAAGCAAGCAATGGCTAGACGTATTGCAACTAAATCTAGTCGCTACTTAGACGACATAGACCTACGATACAAGCATTTCACTAAACAGCCTTACCCTGTACGGCAAGCAGTGATGATAATGCTGATGGACGTATCTGGGTCTATGGGTGAATACGAGAAAATGATTGCTAAAAAGTTCTTTCTTCTGCTATACTTATTCTTACATAAGGTGTATAAGACAGTGGAGGTGAGATTCGTGTCACACACCCAAGAAGCAAAAGAGGTGGACGAGAAAGAATTTTTCTACGGCAAAGAAACCGGAGGCACCATTATTTCAGCGGGACTGAAGAAGGTGAACGAAATTGTTAATGAAGTTGACCTCTCCACTACGAATGTTTACATAGCTCAAGCATCAGACGGGGACAACTGGGGAGGCGACGAAAACCTAACTGAAAACCTTGTAGTGGAACTTCTAGGAAAGGTTCAGTATTTTGCTTATATACAGACAGAACATCCTGATAGGATTAAGATGAAAGCTAAATACGGCGTCCAAGATGTGATGAGTATGTACGAGAAAATTGCTGAAGCACACAGGAACCTACAGGCTAGACATGTAGTGTCAGAATCAGAAGTGTATCCTGTACTGCGATCATTGTTTGAAAAAGATTAAACTGTTGGAGAATGAAGATGAAACCTGAATACGATCAATGGGCAGAAAACTTGCTGCAAGAAATCTATTACGCCCCTGAAGAACACAGAGTGTCTGTAATAAAAGAGCACCTCTTAAAAGCAGTTAGAAGAGGATATGTAGACGGGGCATTAAACGATTGGGTGGCAGTTCAGGAAGCTAACCCTCAAGAAGAATCTCGATGATTGCCTATATAACAATGGTTTTGATATTGTGGACCGCCTTGGTGTGTATAATTATATACGACAATAGGGAGAACCTAAAATGAAACTAGTGTGGGCCAGCGATGTTCATCTAAACTTCTTGAAAGAAGAATCTAGAATAGCTTTCTATCAGTCTATCAAAGGGGACGCTCTGGTTCTAAGCGGAGACATCGCAGAAAGCCACAATGTTGTTAAGATGATAGGTGAGGCGGAGAAGCACACTTCTCTTCCTATCTATTTCGTATTAGGCAATCACGATTTCTATGGGTCTAGCGCTGCTGCTGTTAAGAGCTCGGTGAGACCCTTAGGGTGGCTACCTAAAAACAACGGAGTGCGCCTGAGCCCCTCTACAATCCTCTTAGGAGTGGACGGATGGGGAGACTGTCGCAGCGGGGACTTCGAGAACAGTCGATTAGTTATGAATGACTGGATATACATCGAAGAACTTAGGAAAGGATACTCTAAAGGAATGAATCGTCTTAAGAAAGCCCTTCAAGTTTTAGCAGACAGAGATGCTAGAGCACTTAAGACAAAAGTTAACAATGCAATAAAGAAGGGATACACAAAGGTTATCATAGTTACACACGTCCCTCCCTTCGAAGAAGTGTCTTTGTATGCTGGACGAAAAAGCACGCCTAGTGGACTCCCTTTCTTTGTGTCTAAAATATTAGGTGAATCTATACTCCCTATAGCTAAAGCTCAACCAAAGATTGACTTTTTGTGGTTAAGCGGCCATACTCATAGTAGAGCAAAGTATAAGCCATGTAATAACATGACAGTTAAAGTAGCAAAAGCAGAATATTGTAGTCCACAGGTTGAGGAGATAATAAATGTGGAGTAAACTGAAAAACACATTGGTTGTAACTATCTCGTCTATAGTGATTTCTCTTGGTGTAATACTGATTGGAGTTATTTGTGTTGTGCTTTCTATCTCTATTATTCCTGTGTTAAGTTTCATACTAGGAGTCCATCAATGAACAAGCCAATGTTTACAGGAAGTGAATGGGACATGGACATGCTACATTCTATGTGGAAGACAATAGACGATGTAGGCAAGAACACATTTGGACTAGATTATTATGAACCCCAAATAGAAATTATTTCCAGTGAACAAATGCTAGATGCCTACTCTTCTGTGGCCATGCCAGTTATGTATTCTCATTGGAGTTTCGGCAAGACATTCATACAGAACGAAAGACAATACGCTAAAGGCATGCAGGGGCTCGCCTACGAGGTTGTAATCAACACTAACCCCTGTATAGCCTATTTGATGGAAAACAACACAGCGACGCTCCAGGCCCTTGTATTGGCACATGCCAGCTGTGGACACAGTCATTTCTTTAAGAACAACTATCTATTTAAGAACTGGACAGAAGCCGACTCCATTATTGAATACTTGAAGTTTGCTAAGAAGTTTATTAAAAGCTGTGAAGAAAAATATGGAGAGAAACGAGTAGAGAAACTGTTAGATGCGTGCCATAGTTTACAGAATCATGGATTCGATAAATATAAGAAGCCCTCCAAGCTCTCCACAGAATTAAAGTTTCAACGAAAGAAACAATGGGAAAACTATTTTGAAAATACATTCAATGACTTATGGCGCACTGTCCCGAGAATTCCAGAGGGAAAACCCGAAGAATACAAAGACGCCTCCTTTCCAGAAGAGAACATATTATACTTCTTAGAAAAGAATAGCCCTATATTAGAAGACTGGGAAAGAGAAATTGTCAGAATAGTGAGAAAGATTGCTCAGTATTTTTATCCTCAACGACAAACGCAACTGCTTAACGAAGGGTTTGCTACATTCACCCACCATATGATAATGACTGAACTACATGACCAGGGCCACTTAACTGACGGGGCGTACATAGAGTTTCTTACGAACCACGCAGGTGTTATTGCCCAGCAGTCATGGGAAAGCAAACACTACAGGGGCATTAATGTATACGCATTAGGCTTCGCTATGCTTATGGACATAAAGAGGATGTGCCTCGAGCCAGACGACGAAGACAGGAAGTGGTTCCCTGAACTAGAAGGAGCAGATTGGCTAGCCACTATTAAGTATATTGTAGAGAATTACAGGGACGAAAGCTTTGTGCTCCAATACCTGTCCCCTAAGGTGGCAAGACGATTCAAACTATTTTCTATCCACGTTAAAGAAAAGACCCCTTATTTAAAAGTTAATGCTACACACGATGAGGAATCGTTCTTACACATCAGAAAAGCGTTAGCTGAAATGTATGATTTAAGTAGGAATATTCCTCAAATAGAGGTGGTTGGAGTGGACTGGAAAGATGATAGATGGCTGTACCTTGAGCACATAACTAAGGACAATCAACGATTAGAATATTACGACATGAGAAAAACTGTGCAGTACATAAGAGACTTATGGGGATTTACCGTGAAGATGGAATATGTAGACTTAGACGGAAAACCTCTTGATGATGTTTAGGAGAGCAAAATGACCATAGTGGTAGTTCCAATACTAGTTGCACTATCGATACACTTCTAATAACATAAGAGCGGGAAGACTATGCCAATACATGAGTATGAATGTTCTAAAGGGTGCCCACCTTGGGAAGAAATACAGAAGATGGGCGATAAGCCTAAAAGTGTATGTCCTACATGTAATAAGAAGACAGCTAAGCGTCTTATAAGCACAGGCGGTTTTATACTGAAAGGCAGAGGGTTTCATAGGCCTTCTAGGCAGGAGAGTGACAATGAAATTAATTAAAGAGCTGGGGCTTATGCCCCCTAATAAGCTAACGCCCATAGAACTGGCCAACTACTTCCAAGAAAAAGAGTTTGCCTCCACCAGTCCTAATTTAGTTGGACTAAAGACTGTAGGAGGAAGTAAAGCTTGGCTGGGCCACTCTAAGGTGGGACGAGGAACAACGTCAATGAAAATCGCCATAGTGGGCAAGGGAATAACGTTCGACGCAGGAGGCATCTCTATAAAGCCCGCTAAGAACATGCATGAAATGAAAATGGACATGTTAGGAGCAGCCACTGTGTTAGCATTAGCGAAGCCTCTAAGTAAGTTAGAAGGCACCTTTCATCTATATGGATGCTGTGCTGAGAATACGTTCCATCACGACAGTATGCGACCTGGCGACGTAATCACCTATCAAGACGGCACTACGGTGGAGATTATAGACACAGATGCGGAAGGACGCCTTGTCTTAGCAGATGGTATACTCGAGGCTAAGAAGCATTCTCCTGATTTTATAATAACGATAGCAACCCTCACAGGAGCAGCTCGAGCCGCTTTAGGCGAAGGCACCGCACTGTTTAGTAATAGAAAGTTGAATGCAAAGATGTTCCTAATTGCAGCAGAGCAGTGTAACGAAGAAGTGTGGGAGATGCCTATCTGGGAGCAACACAGAAAAAACATTAAGGGACAGAAAGGTGTCTCTGACATAAAGAACTTAGGTACGATAGCAGGAGCGTCCACAGCAGCAGCTTTCCTTGAACACTTTGTGGGAGATGTTCCGTGGATACACTTAGATATTGCAGGAAGTGCGTATAAAGACGGAGTGCCGACAGGGGCTATGTATAAAACTCTAAGAAAATACTTAGGAGATTAACATGAAATTTTTTAGCAGAGAAGATGCACTGTCTTATTGGTTGGCAGCAGACAATATGAGTGGTGGAGTGCAAATTGATTTTAACACTTGGGTGGACACGCAAAAAATCACGTGGCTTAACGAAGAAGACCAAGAGTTCATAAGAAGTTTCGAATGATTAAGAGAGTCCAAATAGAAGGAAACTGGTTTAAAGTGTCTGAAAAAACAGGAAGGCTGTCAAAGGTGCCTCTAACCCGATGCTCTAATACGATGACAGAATCAGAGTATAAGGCTTGGGTTCTAGGAGGACTAGCAAACATGACACGTAAGTGGAAGCCTGCTAATGATGCCTGGAAGATTAACACAAGGGTTAAACCTAAAGACGTAAAGGGGGCACACAGGATAGAACACCAGTGTGCTCATTGTTTAGTTTGGGGACCAAAGAAAACACGAACAAATAAATGGGGAATGGAGTTAGACCACATAGTGCCTAAGGGAGGTCTAAGCGATTTCTCAAAAACTGAGCAGTGGATTGAACGAGCGTTCGTAGAGATAGAGGGCTATCAGAAATTGTGCACTGACTGCCATCGTACAAAAACCAATGAGGAGAAAAAGAATGGATGAGGAAATGATGTTCTTAGGAGCAGCGGGAAGCAACTATCTGGCAGAACTAATAGGAAGCAGACAGCACTTAAGTGATTCCTCTAAGTTGCTTTCTTTATTGGACGAAGTGATTGAAGCAGAAATAGAACTAGCACTGATGGGAGCCAAGAAGGCTAAGAGCGAAGTTATAAAGAATAGTAAAGACAACGTAGTGCGTCCCATCAAATGAGGAGAATATAAAATGTCAATGAAGTTTTCACACGAGTTTAGAGACCTTTCGGGGAAATTGGTGTCCACCGTAAAGTTTGAGCTTTTAGTTGACGACTCTATACTAGATGTATTGGAGGCGTTTAGGAGCTTTTTAGTAGCTGTGACGTTTTCTCCCGAACAAGTGGACAAATACATTAAAGGAGTCTGGGATGAGGAATGAAGAGGGTAAGCTCTCTCCGTTTCACGAGTGGGGCGAGGAAGACTTTGACTGGAACGCATTAAATGCGGCATCCCTTTATTTACACGACAGGTGCAGACAATTTGCTCGACTAGGAGTGTGGACCAAAGAGAAATATGGGACGCTACGGGTGTCAACTACGTGTGCCTACTTTATAGAATATGATTTCATACACCATATTTTCTATCCGGGATACGTTAGATATATGTTCCCGAGATGGTTTAGGACATACGTTGACTGGCCAGTGGGAAAAGCACTGAGGAAACTGGGAATAATACTCTTTGTTCAGAAATACCAGACAGCAGTGTTGAAACATTTTTGGAAACGAGCAGCTAAGAAATGGCCACACATATCAGAAGAGATATTAGATGAATATCACTATTATTTTGACAAATAGTTAATGAAAGGGGAGATTTAAATGACAGTTCGCCACTTGTTTATTCCAGATGTTCAAGCCAAAGAGGGAGTTCCTACCGAGCATTTGAGCTGGATAGGGAACTACATAGTGGATAAGAAGCCGGAGGTAATTATCCAAATAGGAGACTTTGCAGACATGCCCAGCATGTCCTCCTACGATAAAGGCAACAAATCATTTGAAGGGAGGAGATACAAGAAAGACATTAAAGCTGCGAAGGAAGCGATGGATACACTATTAGGTCCTCTTCGAAGGTATAACCAAAAGCAACGACAACTCAAGCACGCACAATATAAGCCACGAATGGTGCTGACGCTAGGTAACCACGAAGAGCGAATAGCACGTGCTGTAGAGGCTCAGGCGGAGCTAGAAGGCGTTATAGGATATCACGACCTTCCTTATGAAGACTGGGAGGTGCATGACTATTTAAAACCTGTGGTCATAGATGGAGTGATGTACGTGCACTATCTGTCTAATCCTATGTCTGGAAAACCTTATGGAGGAACCTCCTTAAATCAATTAAATAAGGTGCAGCATAGTTTCTGTGTGGGACACAAACAAACACTGGATGTGGCAACTTATTTCACTCCTCTAGGTAAACAAACGTGGGGGATAATAGCAGGGGCTTGCTACCTTCACGATGAAGAATATAAAGGCTACCAAGGAAATGCTCACTTTAGAGGTGTTATAATGCTAAATGATGTAAAAGGCGGGACATTTAGTCCTTGGTTTATCCCACTTGACTATCTGCGAAGTAGATATGAGGAGGGTCATATATGAGACTTATAATAACTGATAGCGGAAACGAACCCCAGGTGGAGTTGTATCTCCAGTACGGATCAGATGGAAGCGTCATATTAAGGGCAAAGCAAGACACTATAGATCAATCAATATTAACAGTGTGTCCAAATGGACACGCAAGCACTTCAATTAACAACATAATATTTTGGAGAAACGACCGTGAAGACAAGCAATAAAGGGTTGGTCGAATTGGTGGGCCACGAAGGGATAGCACTCAGTAAGTATAAAGACAGTGTAGGTGTGTGGACCGTTGGAATAGGCGCTACAGTGTCTGAGATATCAGACATAGCGTCTTGGCCGTTGTCTAAGACAATAACTATTCAGGAAGCGTTCGATTTGTTAGCTAAAGGGATAGTTAAATATGAGAACGAACTTAATAAATATATAACTAAACAAATCCCTCAATATCAGTTTGACGCTCTAGTTAGTTGGTGTTATAACGTAGGGGTGGGATGGGTGAAGAAAGCCTCTGTGATTAAACTAATCAACCAAGGAGCTAGTGCTGGACAGCTATACGACGCATTGATGTTATATAGAAGCCCTCCAGAAGTTATAGGACGAAGAACTAAAGAGGCAAGACTATTAGCTTATGGGGCGTACAGTAATGGAGGAAAAGCTACGTTGTTCCCAGTGTCCAGTAAGGGCTTTCCTATGTACGCTAAAGGGACAGAGATAAACGTGTGGGAACACATAGCAGTTAGCTCTGAAGTGGCCCCTCTTGTACCTATTGTCGCTAAAGCAGATGAGAAAGCAGTAGCTGTGAAACCTTCTAGTGGAACCACGTTAACCAACCTAGTGTCAACCATCTCTTCTCTCCTGGGGTTCTCTCAGTGACACGATCTCTTCTAAGCAGCTATATAAACGAAAGCCCCGTAAAGGGGCTCTCAGAGGGTTTATGCAGCTGCTTTAGGAAACAGCTTGTCAAGTACCTTAGGTAATACGTAATGGCCCACGGCCACGCCGGCTACAAATACCACTGCTAATATAATCATTTTAATTCTCCAGGCCAGTCGTCTAAACTAACCATTTTAAAAGTTTGAGGAATGTCTCTTAATACTTGTTTCTTATCTTCTATCTCCTGTAGAAGGGTTGGATTTGATAGGTTCCTTAGCGTGTCTAAGTCCAGATGTTTCAGTTTCTTGTTTCTAGCTTCCCGAATTCGCTTCATATGTAAACACATGGCTTTCGGAATGTCAATAACCACCTGCCCATCTTTCTTCACCCAAGCGTCTCTGAACTGCCTACTCTTAGGTACGTCGATAGAATTGTGAACAGTGTACTTCGTATATTCTGGGTGGCAGTCTCTAAACTTTCTCACTACATCTTCTACGTTTGCACCTTCTGTCAGCGTCGCGATAGCGACGTGACCGTCTGCTCTTTCATAAACTATATTCATTCTATTAGTTCTCCCTATTGGTCGCCGTAAGCAACCACTGCTAAGTTGATGTTATCTGTGTCAGCTCCTGTGGACGTATTGAACGTTCTAACTACAAGAGAGCCTGTTGCCTGTCCAGTTTTCGTATTAGCTGCCTGTGCACTGCCCGAAGCAGTTAGGGAGTTGGCTACGGCACAGTAGTTAGCAGAAGAGAACGCAGTGGAATACGTTACAGTAACCAACCCTGCTGACGTGTCTGTAATGGAAGCTACGTTATAGCTGGCTCCTATTAGAGGGGTTCCTCCCGATACCGTAACGTATGCCCACACCTTAGCCACTCCGGGGTGGAACTGCGTGCGACCAGGAGTCACTGCTACAGTGTTTGACGTAGCTGTTTCCATGTCTGATTGGACTGCTGGTTGAAGAAACGTCATGTCGACGTCCGGAAGTGTGTACGTTCTAGTGCCTGTTAGGGTGCCTGCAAAAACTGCTTTGCCTCCCGAATAAGTGAACGCCAAATCGGCATTAGGGAATGTAAGGGTGCGATTAGAGGAGGCTGCTGTTGTGAAGATTTGGGCTGCTGTTCCTGTGTTAGCAAACTGATAGGCTGACGCAAGGGCGGCTCCTGCCACTCTCACCTGAACATCTAGATAAGTGTCTTCTGAGCCTGCAGTGACGTCTGTTGCTACAAACGCTAGCCTGCCGAAGTTAGAAGGACTCTCATCAGCGCTCTCACTATTAAACAACATTCCAGTGCCAATACCTGCTGCAGGAGAGCCAGATGTGGTGTGCTGCAAGGTGATTAGATTGGTGACGCCGTTGTTTGTAGCGTTATCGGCTACGAAGGAAGTCGTTTGTGTTGCAGAGCTATTAGTTATGTTCCAGTTGGTGCCGTCGCAAGTTAGAACAGCCACTTGATATTGAGCGGTTAATGCTAATGTTAATGCTCCGTCTATTGTCTCACTGGCATTACCGTCTATAGTAACAGTGTTAGCACTGCTGTCTGTTTTCTTGATGGCCACTTGGAATCCATCGCCTGCAGTGGCAGCTGCCAATAATGTAATAGTTTTATTGCCTGCGGTGGCATCCACTTTGATGAGCTTGTCTCTATCTGTTTCAGCAACTACATAGTCAGCCGACTTGGACAGTGTGGTCCACAATTGTTCTAAGGATAGGGCGTTATCAACAGTCCATACAGATGAGGTTGGAGGGTCGCCTGCAGAGGAGCTTGCAAGAACAAACTTCATGCTTCTATCTATGTATACATCCTGATCTAATCGTCCGTCACTGTTTAGTGTCATTGGATTGGCATTAGGCGTTCCCTTTGTGCTGTCTGTAAAGGTGTTCTGCTTAGTTGTGGTGCCTGCCAAATATTGAAACAGTTTATATCCAGCAGCTATGTTACTGCCGTTGAACATTGAATACCCTTTAGTGAAAAATCTTATCGCTTTAGCCATTATTGTGTGCCATCCTGTGGGGCAACTGAAGACGGAGCAGTTGGTTCATTTTTGTGTTGTAACACACCGTCTTGTGACATGATGTATCCCGCTCTAGTTAAATGTCTTTCCGCAGCTGCCGTTAAATTATCATAAGTGCTTTGAGGAAGATTTTTAGTAAGAGCGTTAAATATAGTTTTTAAGGGAGAGTGATTAGCTACGAAAGATGCAGCACCATAAGACGCTAATGCAGCTCCTGCGCCAACTGGACCAGCAAGTGCTGCTCCTAATCCTGTGGCACCTGCCAATCCTGCTCCGATTGCGGTAGGTTTCCACCATCCTTGTTTACTTCCTTGATTAATACTCTTAAGATAGGTGTTTAGTCCTTGGAGAGAATTGTACGAGTCTTTATTTAATATGTCGCCTGTCTGGGTGTATGGACTGGTTTTAGACAAGAAAGTGTCTAGATTCATCGCCCCTGTTTTTTCCGGGTCTGACGCTTCTAGTGCCTGTTGAACCTTAGTGGCTCCCACCATATCTCGTCCTCCTGGAGATAATATACTCAATGCTGCTCGTTTAGGAGGAAGAACACCACCTTCACTGGTTAGAGAATTAATCAACTTGTGGGCCGAAGCTTCGTCATAGATTGCTTTCTGTAACATAGGGGCGTTATCGAACAGTTGAAACTTGTTGGCAGAAAATGCTCTTGCTGCTGAGAAGTCTTTCATATCATCTGAAGACAAGGAGTTTTGTATGTGATTTAACAGTGAGTCTTTGACACCACCTAAATTGTCAGCTAACTGGTTACCAATCCCGCCTTCAATTCCTCTAGCATTAATAGCAGCTCCAGATATAATAGTGTTAAGCTGTTTCACTGCATTTACATTTAGGTTTGGATTGTCCCTAAGTATGTTAGACAGGGAAGTGTTAACTGCTTTATATCCTGGAATCTCATTGGTGGTGAGCATGTCTTGAGCGTTCGCCACAGCGTCTTTAACGCCTTGCTGGTCAGCTATCGGAGCAGTTTTAAACCCTGCGTCCCACAAATTATCTTCGGCTCGTCCCATCTTCTTCAATGTGCTCTGCATTATATTAGCAGAATATTCAGTAAGCTTATCTGCAGTTAGGTTTTGAGCACTGGGGTTTCCTGCCATTTTAGCAATGAACTGTGACACTGGTTCGCCTATATTATTTAACTGACTAGCTCTTGCTCCCATTCCTGTTAACGAGGGGGCCACACCAAATACCATTTGAGAAAGAGTTTTAGACGCACTGTCTGGTTTTATATTCTCAGCCATTACAGTGGGAAGGACGTCCTTGGCGTCTGCTAAGGCCTTAGAGGCATTCATCCATGTAGCCAGCTTAGTACCGAGCATTGGAGCGATGTAGGCGCTAGGGCTGCTTAAAGTGGCTTTAGCGGCATCTGTATTAATTAACTGTCCTGGGTTATTAGGGTCATACCGTTGACTGTCCATTCCAGCTAATACGCCAGCACCTCCTAGAGCAGACGATCCATATTTAGCTAATGTCTTAAGTCCAGTGGGGGCCACCTCTCCTAATAAACTAGCTCCTTTGGCCACTGCACCTAGAGCAGGGCTGAAGGGTGCTGTAGCTAATAGCTCTCCTGCTGTCTGACCTATTTGAGGGTAGCTTCCTTCATATGTCTTGATGTTTTTATTTTGCTCAGCAGTAGATGCGGCATCTACAGACTTAATGGCATTCTGATATGTATCTCCAAAAGGAAGCTTAGACATTAAAGCTAATGTAAAGTTTTTAACTCCTCTGTCCACTCCAGTGTTTATCATATCCAGCTTTTTCATAAAAGACGGGATCTGGTGGGTGGGGTAGTCCGCAAACGGTGCCCCCACTACATTAGAGGGGTTTCCTGTGGAAACAGGAGCGTCTGGATCTTTCAGAGCAGGAAGAGCAGAGACTGTATTCTGAACGGCTGCGTCTGGATCTGTCAATTGAGGCAAAGCCATTATGCGGTTCCTCCTATGAAGGAATGGATGTATTTGTCTACTAGGGGCTGTCCAGTATAGGACGGAGTGTTATCTGTCAAAGGATATGTGGACGGCCTTCCTTCTTGAGGGAACTGAGAGGGACGTCCTGCTTGAGGGTATTCACTTGCCGCTGCCTGTTGAAACGGAGGAGCAGGCGGGGGACTCAAAGTGTTCATTCTCGGGTCTGTACCTAATGGAACTCCAGCTGGTATTGGACTAGCCTGTATCTGAGGAGCACCTTGTGGATACATTACATTTACGTCTACCGGTGGTTGAAATAGGCTCATGTTATTGACCTCCTTGCATGTGTAAGGCTCTTTGTATTTTCTCGTCGCTCCAATCTTTATACGCCGGGTCTTGTCTATATTGACTGAACAGTGGATTAGCAACTACACCTGGAGGTGCTCCTGGAGTGATATTTATTCCCTTCAATAAAATGTTATCGTTCAATCCTTTCTCTTTAGAGATGTCTCGTAACAACTGGGTTATACCTGCTTTGTATTCTACAGGAGACATAGAGGGATTTGCAAAAAGTTTTTCAAATGCGTCAATTCTTTCTTGAGACACCCTTGACCCAGCCAACGATTGAATATAACTTTGGAACATTTGACCCGCAGAATGCAAATACTGTGTGGAATCATTTATGTATTGCTCTCTGGTGGGTTTATCCATTCCTGTGGTTGCTTGAGCTAGCGAATCTGCTATTCCTCCTGCGACAGGCAAGTCTTTAAGTTTATCGCTTTCTTCAGAGGCCCACTTAGAGTATTTACCGAACTGCGTGAAATACTTGTCTCTAAATGTTCCACTTAAATCATTCAAGGTGTTTAACATTTGTCCTTCTGTGTTAACCTTTTTTTGTAAGTCTGCAGTTGTTGCAGCAGCGGGAGTAGACGAATAGTTGACAGAGGGGTTGCCATTCGCATCAGTTCCAACAGAGAGCTGCACTCCGGCAGCGGCTGGATTAGCAGCTTTATTAGCGTCTATCATATCTTTATACTCTTTGGCTTGTCCTGCTATAAGTATTTGGTGAGTGAGTCCATTTTTAAATTGTGAGATTGGCATCTGAGCGGAAGCGTCTGCATCTGCTTGAGTGATGTGACCACTGGCTACAGCGTCTTTGAGGATTTCTGTTCTCACTTGATTGGCTTCTTCAGGGGTTTTAGCATTGTTCATGGCTATTAATCCATATGACGCGAATGCTCCTTTGTCTTGCAGAACAGCTTTACTTTGAGCTAATGCCGCGGTTAAAGCCACTTTTTGAGCTTCTGTTCCTGCAGTCATCCTTTCAGTGTCTGCTTTGCTTTGCTCTATCCCTAATGTTTGTCCGAACTGATTTCCTTGTTGAGCCAGTTTTGCTTGGTCCATTCCTAGGTTTTGTCCAAACTCACTTCCTTGTTGTGCCAACTTAGCTTGGTCCATTCCGAGGGTTTGTCCAAACTGACTTGCTTGTTGAGCTTGCTGCTGCTGAGCCAATTGGTTTTGAACCCCTTGCTGAGATGCTTGTTGAGCAAGCTGTTGTTGAGCTAATTGTTGTTGTCCTAGGCCGAGGGCCCCTTGTTGTTGAATCTGTGCCAACTGATTGGCTGCACTCTGTCTGGCTGCTGCCGCTGCTTGACCTATTTGCAACGCTTGAAGACCCAGTGCTCCAGGAGTATCTATTCGCAAGTTTCTTGCAGTATTGCCAGCTAGCGCTGCGGTTCCTGCAAAATACGGGGGTTGAATATCTAGTGCCATTAGTTTACTCCGTTCATATTAAAATAACCCCGATCGTTGTACTGTCTGTTGAGGTTGTTGATATTGAGTTACTGCTCCCGCTAAATTTGTGGCTTGGTTTGCAGCGTTTATTTGTGCGGTGGCGTCCCCTGCTTGGGTTATATTATTAGACTGAGCAGCACCTGTATTTGCTATACCACTTAATCCTGCGTTTCCTTGGTTGGCATATACAGACCCTAGGTTGCTTCCGGTTTGATTTGTCATATTAGCTTGAGCCGACCCGTTGGTCATTGCATTGTTTGCACCTACGTCTCCGCCTGCAAGTCCTGCTAAGCTGTTTTGGTAGTTATTAAATATCGTGTTCTGTTGATTCCACCAATTGTTATAGTCTTGTGACGCCATCCCTTGAGCTCTATCTGTAATACTCCTCATTAAACTGCCTGAGCCTAAAAGTCCTTGAGCTGCTCCTGTCGCCTGTGTTTGACGTAAAGCATCATTAACAGCAAACTGGTAGCCAGGGCTCTGTTGGTAATACTGTCCTGCGCCCTGTCCTAATAGTTGATTTGCAGCAGACCCCTGAAAACCGCTTAAGGCTCCTTGAGGAGACGTAGCTTGCATAGCAGTGTTACTACCGGGAGCTGCTTGTGACTGAGCGCTTGGAACCTGATAGCTGCTGTTAGGGTCAGCAACAGGATAGGATGTCTGAGGAGTGATGTCAGAAGGGGCTCCTCCTAATGTCATTCCATTTGCTGTTGACTGAGATACATTAGAGGGGGTTCCGTTATATGCTTGCAGTGAGCCTCCGGAAGTCATTCCGTTTGAGCCACTTCCTCCTCCGCCTGATGCTCCTGTAGCACCTCCTCCGGTGCTATTTGGGGACACATAAGGAACCAGAGAGTTTGTAGCTGCTCTCATTTGTTCTGGAGACATAACTCCTGGGGCTCCTGTGGAGGTTATGCCAGAATTAGCTGTACTTCCTGCATATGGATTAGATCCTGAAGCAGCTCCTATGTTTCCTCCTACATTCCCTGCAGCAGCGGCATTAGACGCAGGGGCTGAAGCTAACACTCCCCATTGATTGCCATATCGACCTGCTCCTGGGGTGTATGTGTTAGAGTAGGTCATTTGAGGTGCTAACGCTTGTGCTCCTGCAGCAGCTCCTGCATTACCTCCAAATAATCCGGTAGCCCCTTGTACAACTGAACTAGCTCCTGCTGGATATTGGGCAGCTTGGGTTGCGCCTTGGATTACATTGCCGTAATAATCAGTAGCCATTTTGATTTCCTTGTAGTCCGCCTAACACTCCTTGAGGCACCACATTTTGAGGTGGAACCACATTCTGTGGAGGAACAGGAGCTGGGTAGACAGTGTTTTTAAGTCCTGCTAGATTCGCACTGCCTCCCACTGGAGTGGCCAATCCTAAAGACTTCTGATATGCGTCTAGAGCGTCATATGTAGCTAAATGTTGAGGAGTCGTTAAAGCTTGCGCTTGATTGAATCCTTGTTGCTGCTGTTGTTGCGCTACAGCGTTGGAGTTCTGGAGAGCATTAACAGCTTGTTGATTGTACGCCTGAGAATACCCTAATCCTTGAGACAAGGCTGCTTGCAACTGTGCGTTAGCTTGATTGGCCCATGCAGACGAATTAAAGTTAACTAAATATTTACTAAGGTCTATGCCTCCTGAACTTCCTATCATGAAATGTCTCCTAATTCTAACATATACTGATCTAACAATTCGCCGTTCTTTTTAACTGAACGCTCTAAATAAGCTAAGTATTTAAATCCCACTCTTTCTGCATATAGTTTGGCTGCATACACTGGAGTAAGAACTAAAAACTTCTTAGCTCCTAAATTCTTTCTCATAAATCGAGCCACAAGCTTTCCCCACTTCTCTGAGCCTTTTCCTCGGTGTTCTTCAAATATGAAAATGTGGGGCACCCATAAGACATTATTAATGGCCCTTAAATTAATGGCCCCTGCAAGGGCGTCACCATTGTATAAAAAAAACCAAGCTCCTTCTGGATTTTCCTCAAAAACTTCACTCTCAGCAACTGAATCGATGGCTAGAAAAACAGTTATTGATAAAACATCTGTTACAAGCTTAATGCTCTTCATTATATAGCCTCCCAGTTTGTAACGTCGTAATTTGTGTACCTAACGTTGGCGCCTGCCGCTAATGTAACTGAAGTGTTAACTCCTGCTCCTAGGTCGTCCCCTGTTGCTGGAAAAATCTGAAGGATGTTCGCTCCATTATTTATTATAGTAACTGTTCGACTAAACGCAGGGGCCGTAGGCATGGTAACTACGTCATTGGCGTTTGCCACTGTATGCACTTCATTTACATCCTTTGTTAAAGGAACTTGGCCTTGAGTTTGTGTGGTGCCCGCTGTGATTGCTGACTGGACACTGTGTCTCATCACTCCGTCTACCTGGTGCCACAGTGTAGCACTAATGGCCACCCAAACTGCATGAGCACCTGTAGGTATTGTCGTTGCCGTGTTTACGCCATTTCCTAAATCTGCTCCACTAGCAGGAAATACTTTTAGTAGTTTAGCCCCTACGTTTCGCACTACACACCATCTGCCCGCTAAGCCTGCTGGGAGAGTCACAGTGTCGTTATCGTTAGCCACTGTGGTGATGTCATTGTAATCTCTTGTAAGCGCTCCATTACCCTGTGTTTGCGTTGTAGAGGCTGTTCCATTATTAAGTATAGACCGCCTAATAGGAAACGGCCCCACCACTTGCATTCCCGTTCCGTCACTCATGTTAACTGAACTGTTGTTTGCGTTAAAACTCCATGTAATCCAAGGAGGGCCTGACGAGTTGAACGCTAAACTTCCAGAATCACCTGCAGACGTGGCAGACGACAGGGTAAATTGGCCGCCTCCTGAGGATTGTATTCTAGGAGTGGAAGAGCCTGTGGAGTTGTCGAAATGGATTATATTAACTGCTCCACCATCTACTGTATAAGACCCCACTTTAAACGTACTAGAAAGAACTGCATTCCCTGAGCCATCGTACGTAAATCCTGAGTCTGCTCCAAACAATCCGTTACTATTATACTGAACTTGAGTGTCAATTCCTCCTGGATTAGAGGCAAGAGCTGCTATATCTCTAACTTTAGTCTTATTAATTTCGTTGTTGCTAGACACTTTAGATATCATCACTTCGTCATCTAACACAGCATGAGAATAGGTTTGATTGGCTATGTCTACACTGACGTCATCTGCGTTAACTACAATCCCAGGTCCTTGTCCGACAGTTAATGTGACGTCTGCAGAGAGGTCGCCTCCTCCAGTGAGACCGTTTCCTGCATGTATATTAATGGAGTTAGATACAGAACCTGCTGAGTCTTCCACTGCTGTTGCTACAAAAAGCCGTAAGAACTCATACCAAATAGGACTTATACGCCCATTCTTATCTGTGAATGCAGCGCTTATCGAGGGGATTCTGTTAACTGATATAGACACTAAAAAGCTCCGTATGAACCATGAACCACTGCTTGCATAACTACAATATCTATGGGGTCTGTAATCGAAAAATCAATCACCCAGTTTCTAGACGTTCCTAGGTTGTTAATACACACTCTTTGGTCATATATGCCTAAAGCTCCTAGTTCTAGCATCTCTTCTCGTTCGAACGTATTTCCCCCGTCTAATGAATATTTCATCATCATTATAGGAGCACTCCCTTGTCCTGTTCTGTTTCCCATTCCTGAGTTGACGTCAAACTCCAATCTGTACACTGAGATGTATTTTTGTTCGTTTTGAAATATAGGACTAATGCGTCTCAATGCTCTGATGTTTCCGTCGTCTGTGCTAACAGAGGAGTTCTCTAAAAATATCTTTCCTGACCACCAATCGCCGTAAAGGTTTAACCCTTTGAATTCAGTGTAGTTTCTTGCTCGATACATACTCTGTATGGCAGCACCGTCTGCATCTGAATAGGGTTTTTGAGATTGTCTTTCATGCCACATTCCAGTGGTGAGGTCATACACTAAAGTTGTCTTAAGTGCAGGAAGGTGGAGATGATAAAATATATGGCCGTCAGTGCTACTTAAAACGTATCCTTCTGCATCTTCATTTGTGTATTGATTTAATATCTGAGCAATTGCTGGAGAAGACAAGGGGTGAATTGAATAGTCTTGTCCCATCATGTAGACATCAGAACCACCGTTTCTACTTCTTCCTAAGAAGAACACACCTGCTTGGTGGACAGCAATACTATCTCTAGCAGTGAGTCCATTATACATACTGGTGCGAGATTGTCTAATGAATGGTGTGGTGCCGTCATTAATGTAAATCTCTATGGTTTCTTCGCCGAAACAATAAATCTCTTCTCGGAAGGCCACAATAGCTTTAACGCTGTCTGGTTTGAAAGAAGGGGTGAAGAAGTTAAATCCAGGCCATGTAAATCCACTATTAATGTCACTGAAACTCACCCTACCGTTATTATCTGATATGATAAAATAACCGTCTGCGTAATCTAATGTGCTTCCACCTGGATAGTCGATAGTGGTGATTTTAGTGAGGACATTGGAGGGCAAATCAAATACATATCCTGCTTGTGTGTCTTGAATCATCAACTGGCCAATACTGTTCACTTCCATATACACTTTAGAGCGACTGCCAATAGACATGCCTGTTAAAGCTCCTATAAGCGTGCTAGAGCCGTCGTAAGTGATTTCGTATAGACTTGTACCAACTACAGCGAAACAACGCTCCTGAGTGAGTGTATGGGCCGTAAATAGGCCCCTTACAGAATCACCAGTGAGATTAACGAACTGCGACAGCCCCGGACGAGGAAATAAAGCCATTTGGGTTTTATCTTTCTCTTGAGACTTTTGGTCAGAAATCTTAGGATACCAGTTTATGGTGCGCTGAGCGTTCCAGTCTTTAAATCTATTTTCGTATGTACCGCCCAACAAATCAATAATCACGTCTAGGTCCTGAATCAGGTAGTATAAAGAAAGGCTCTTCGTCGTTGTCAAATTCTCTCACAAGCGTTTTGTATTCATCTGCTAACGGCTTAACTATCTTAAGCTCTTCAAACTTTCCGAAGGCTACGCACAGTTCTGTGGCTAATCCGTATATAAGAGGAAGAGTCCATTCAGTGGGAAAGTCTATTGCGTCTGTCGGATTATCTAAGTCTTGAATTTCTTCGTGATATGTGAATTCTAATAGAACGTCTACGTCGTCTGGCTTAGGAAACACATAAAGCTGCCCTGCATCCAACATCTTGTCGTAGTAGAAATTAACTGGCCGTCCCACTGTGTTCTTAGCTGGAATGTTAAAATATTCGTCATACCCAATGTTTTCCATCGTAATGGAATTTTTATCAGTGTTTAAGTCAATAGTGCGCATATCGAGGATTCTAAGGGGTCTGTCAGCAATCTTCGTTGTATAAGACACTACAGTACTGCCACTACCTGCTGCGCTCGTCAAAGCTGCTAATACAGTGATTTGAACAGATGAGTCAACAGAGACAATAGTGGTCCACTGCCGTGTGCCGTTGTCCAGTTCTATCCCTACATTATCTAAGGCAGTCATTCCTGCTGAAGAAGTGACTGAAAGGACAGTTTGTCCTAACGCTTCTGCTCCAGACAGGGTTGTATTGACATAAGTGTTTGCACAGTGGTCTCCTGTATGAGATATGGCATACTGAGCTGTTTGATATGTCGTGAACAGAGTGGCTTGCTTGCGGTTCCACAACTGGATGCCTTCTGCTTGCCATAGTTTTATCATACTCTGTAGTATATCTACGGCGTAGTCATAGTCGGCTCCGCGTGCCGTCTGATTGATGTTGATTAAATTAACAAGCTGCATAGCTCGTTTAATTATGGTGTCTCTGTCTAGAGAGAAATTATAACTTCCACTTCGTGCCATCTATTTTCGCATCCATTTTGGATAATCAACTGGCCACGTGTGTGCGCAATGACCAAACCACATTTTACCGTCTCGTGGACTATCCCACTCATTACCAAACTTTTTCGTAGACATTTCTTCCTCAAATCCTTTAGACCTGATAGAAGCTCGTTCCTTCTGGTGTTCTTGTTGTTTAAATTTCTTCTGACACGAGGAGGTCGCTATTCCCATTATAGGAGTTTTCTTGAAACTTCTACTCATTTTTTACCTAATATTTTATTGGCTTTTGCGTCTATTTTTGTCTTACTAGAGGGAGAAAGTTTTCCTTTTTTAACCATCTGTGTGGCTCGTGCTTTTGCGTTTGCGGCATGGGCCTTATCCGGCATAGGGTATTTCTTCTCTCCTGGGAGACCAAACTTGTCGCTTGGAATTTTCTTACGCGCTTTACTGGTTAATTTAGTCATTTAGGGGATTTCCGTTGTTGTTTCCAGGTCTATAGGGGCTGCGCCGTCTGTAACATCTGTTTGATTGATGCGTGTCCATGGAATGTTCTTTGTAGCTGGCATCTTATATGGAATCAAACCATAATCTATAACGTCTGCATCATTGGGGCAAACTATTAAGTTGCCCCTTCCGGTGTATGTTGATAGCATAGTTGTTTCTGACGCCAAGTACCTCTGGCCACATATATCACAGAAGACATACCAATCACCCATTTTATATGTCATTTCATCACTCCTAAGTATAGCACATGATTCATGTTTTGTCTACACTATAACGAAATTAATTATAACAGTGCCGTTTAATGCAGTGGAGGCTGTATTGTTATAGATAGTTAGAGTTGCAGTGTGCGCTGCTGTACACTTAGATTCTACAGTTATATTCTTAGTTGTATTGGTGCCTCCAGCCACGGAAGCTACGATTACAGAGCCTGTTCCCACAATCTTGCTGTCAGTCAATGTAACTAGGTAGCTACTGCCACCTGCGGTCGTCAATGCTGACGTAGTAATAACCCCTGCTTGGGCATCAATAGTTACTGCATGGGACGTTTCGGCCCCTGTAGACTTATCTAGAGTGATTACTCCACCGCTAGATAGTGCTATACCTGCTTGGTCCATCTGAATTATTAAATTAACAGCGGGGTTATCATATACTAGGAATGCAGCATTTTTATTAAAGACTATTCCACCGTATGATATTAATACCTCAATGTCATCTATCAAACCAGTATTTTGATCAGATGTTACAGAACAGACCGCAATATTAGTGCCATTATTAAGATAGCACGTACCGTTATATGTATCAATCATAAACCCAGTGTGGGATATGTCTCCCGCGAAGTCAGCAACAGCGAATTGTGGTGCTGTAGGGACCCCTGTGAACGCAATAGTGGCCTTTGTAGTAAATGCTGGTGAGTCTAGAGGGGCTCCGCCGCCTCCTCCGCCTGCATTAGCATCTACATACGCTTTAACAGACTGTTGTGTTGGCACTTTAGTGTCTGAATTAGACACCATTGTGTCTTCATCGATGACGAATCCGTATGTTGCTGTACTGATGTCAGAGGTGAGAACTGCGTCCCCTAATTTGACAGAACTGATCACTTCGTTTCTAGGGAACGTTGCGTAAAACTGTATCTCTGCTCCTGAGGAGTAAGAATTGGTTATAATCCTAAATGCTCTGATTCCTGCTTGTGCCAGGTGAGCTAACATGTCTGCTGACTGAGACGTGAAATTCGCATCTGCTAGCCAAGCTAAGTCTTCTTGGTCGACAAACGTGAATGGAGCAGGAAGGCTCCTGTCGTACGGGTCTTGAAGAGTGTCTTGTATAGTGAAATTAATTGTTCCTGTAACATCTGCCTGTATAACCACTGGCTCATGTTCAGAATTAGGGGCAGCAAATGTTCTAGATGCTACGTTGCTTGTTGTTCCTACGTTAACTGTAGCAGCGGACACCCCACTAGCTATAGCAATACTGGATATAGTCTTAAAATATTTAGTGCTATTAACAGTGGCTCCTGAAGCGGGTCCTGCTATAGCGTTTGTTTGGGCATAACCATCAGCGTCTGTTCCGACAATAGTGAATGTTGCTCCTGACTGGTCTTTTGAGCTTGTGTCATGAATTAGAATCTTGTGTGCGAAACCGTCTACAGAGGTGTATGTACCTCCGGACGTTAATGCTCCGTCTAGTGTTAGGGATGTTCCTGAACTGGCTTTAGCGGAGGCTATACCTGCTGCTGCTGCGTCGTCTATGTCAAAGTCTATCTGCAGGGGTCTCATGTGTTATCCTTTAATGTGAGGGGCCGTAGCCCCTCTAAAATTATGCTACGTCTACGCCGGCAGAGATACCGATTAAGTGACCTGTTGCGAGACCGCTAAGACCTATCACCTTAACTTGAGCAGCATCTGCTGCTGTAATATTGGTGAAACCGGATAGCATCGGATTTCTAACCAACACTACGCCGTTAACTGCGTTAGCGTCCATCAGAGCCGTCATCGCCACTGCACTAGATATATTTAACGCACTATTGAAAATACAGTTATCCAATAATACAAACCTGTCTACTACTGCTGCAATGGTGAACATCAACATGTTAGCATTACTAGTATAGGAGTTGAATATGCAGTCTCTGAAGATGTTCCGTGCACCTGCTGAGATTTCCACTTCTGCGGTTGCTGTTGCTCGAATAATAGTGTCCAATCCGATGTAACAATTCTTAATTGTATTTTCAGATCCAGAAACTTTTAGTGATCGAGACGTAGCATCGTCTAACTCGGCATGTCCTATACCAGAAATCTGACAGTTTTCAATCACATTTCGTTGGCCTGAAACTAGCATGGCTATACTGGCCCCAGTGGGGTTAGTGCTGCCTTGTCCTTGAAACACTTCTATGTTTTTAATCAAGCAGTTGTTTGCAGAAACTATAAACATTCCACCTACAATAGCTGTTGCTGTCGACAAGTTAGAAATTCTCGATCTCTGACCAATCTGTGGTCCTGCTCCGATTCCAATTAAATGGACTCCGTCCTTGTTCCAATCTAAAGCTACACTTTGATAGTCAGTTGTGGACCCTGCAGTGTTGCTCTCTGCTATCAAGTATACTACGTCGCCATTATTGGCGGTTGCTAATACTAATGCCTCTGCGAGCGTTTTCACTGCCTTTTTAGGGCTTTTACCGTTGTTGTTGTCATTTCCAGTGGAAGGACGAACAAATATGGCTCTACCCGGTGTGAACATCCCGCCTACTGGGACTCCCCCATACTGATAGAGACCGTCTGATACTGTTGTCATTTTAATTTTCCTTTAAGAATTGAACTACCCGGAAATCCCGGGCAGTTCGGTTTGAGCAGCTATACGCCAGTGGAACCGGCAATGCCTCTCCAGTCATTGAACAACATTCTATAACGTTCGTAAATACTGACGATTAAGTCAAATGTGTACGGGTCGTTATTAGATTGGTTTTGTAAACCTTTACGAGACACTTCGATTAAAGAATCGTCAGCATCTGTGGTTACAAACCAAGCATCTGGATCTGACAGGCGTTTCCACACCATGTAGTCCTTGATGTCGCCACGTTGGTTGATTGCGTTGATGTTACGGTTAGCAGTGTCTGTTTGCCAATCTTTACCTTTTTGAACTCGACATGCTTCATACTTCAGTTCAGTGGGCACCACTAAATACTGGGTATTGTACATGGATTTCAAACCGTCTGGATTGAGGAACTTATCTGTAAGAATAACCATTTGCTCTAGCGCATCTTCAGAGAAATCCTGGTCAGTTGCCAATCTGTTTGCACTTACACCGCCTGCTTGAAGGGGATGATCTGTAGCAATCAACACTTTACCATCAGGACCGATTTCGCCTGCTGTAAATGCATTGTTTAAGATTTCTGCCCGTTTTTCATCTTTAGTGTAAACTAAGGATTTTGCAATCTCTTTAGAATACATCGGTAAGAGGTCTTGGTATACGTTATCTTCTATTGACTCCATTGTCAACCTAGCTGCTTTAACATACGTATGGATTGCCCATCGAGTGTTTGACTCTTGGTCTAAAGTGTCATAGGAGATAGCTGAGCCTTCACCTTTTCTTGATGCTTCACCCATACCTGCTAACGTTACTGCTTCATAGAAGCCTTTACTGTTGGGGTCTTTCTTAGTGAAGAGCGTTTCACCTACGTTTCCGTAAGCTTTATTAAAATGCTCTACAAAATCATCGACACCATACTGTAACGAGCGAGGTATCGAGCCTGTAGTATGTCTACCTGAATTAGCCATTTACTCTATACTCCTGCTGTGCCAGTGCCACCAGACAATTCAATGTTGTTCAATCTCACCAACACTTCTTGTTTAGCTACACCTGTTTGATTGGAAGTTCTGTCGTCAAAACCAATGATCTTCAACTGCAATGTAGCAGTAGAAAGAGCTGTGGATGAATCCAGTTCCATGTGGGACATTCCTGTAATTGTACTGCCAGAGCCCACTGCGATGTCAGCGTTTAAGCCGATTTCAGTGTCTCCAATTACAGAGCCGACGTCATCGCATTGAATTCGATAGATGTCTTGGTTGTTTGCGGGTTTAATCAACACATACATTGCTGTATTTGCTGGTCTATATCGTTTGCTTAAATCCATCCCAGTGGAAACCATTTGAGGTAAGAAGCCTTGTACTACTCCATAAATAGCAGTAGCAGTAGGGCATTGAGCCACTGTCTTTTTCTTAGGGCATCCTACAATGTTTCCCGAAGAGCCAGCAGTTTTAACTGTGTCTCCTACGAAAACTGCGGTTCCATCTGTGGAAGGAATGAAGCATGTTTCTAATGGTGTATGGCTGTTGTCTTCAACGAGTTGAAGTCCAAAGGCCGCGTCTACATTAGCCATTGTTTTATTCTCCGATTATATTTAATTAAAATTTAATTCAGATCCAGTAGTAGTGACGTTATTACCGTTTCTAACTACTCTTTCACCTCTCCGTTGGGAGTCACGTACAAGTAATTGCTCTCTCTCGTGTTTTCTGTCTAGCGCGTTCTGTTCTCTGCGAGATTTTAATATCTTCATCAGTACTTGTTCGTGCTTGTCAGTAGTTTTGGTAATACAAGGTTGAGGACGAAGTTTTTCTTCTTTTGAATTAGGAGTAAATGCTCTGTCGTCAATAGTGGGTTCAGTAGTTTCTACTATTTCCCATCCTGCTTGAAAATACCTATCTACACGACCGGGATCATGCTTATAAGTGAATATCACATTTTTATAGTCGTAAGCGGGATCATAATTTTCCACTTGGTGAATATTTTGTGTGAATAGTGAGGGTCTAAATCTTTCTCTTATGTTTTTGCTGTCTTTACCACTCATTTTATTTCTCCTTCTTTTCTTAGTTTTTCAATAAACTGCGATTCTGTCAGTTCTTCTCCCATAGACGCTCTAATTCGCTTGTGGGCACTATATGTGTCCTTAAGCTCTTGAGAGAGGCCTTGGAATACCCTCTTGTCAGAAGATTTATTCACAGCTGTTTTATTAACTGAAGAGTTTCCTGGAGATACAGCTGGACGGGAGCCTCTTGCCCCACCTATCACCCTCTCTGGGTAGTCATACTGCATACGAGTTTCAATCTTTTGCGCTAACTCTTCATAAGTAGCATTTGGGTATATACTTTTCAGTTCGTTATCTATCTCTATGGCTCGTGCTTTAAGATCAGGATTCCGATCGTTGAACCAGTGTTGATTTCTTTCTATAAAGGCCTGTTGAGCCTGATGTTGCATACTTTGTTGGCGTTGAACTTGAGCGTTCTGCTCGTTATCCTGAAGCCTACCTAGCTCTTTAGAATATTGGGCCACTCTTTCTACGTCCATATCGTCTTTGGATGCTGCTAAGCGAGCTTCTAACTCTTGTTTGGCTCGCTCATACTCTCTTTGAGAAGTACGCTGCTGATAGTCTATCAGTGCTTGTATTTCCCTGTCTCTTTGATCTACTTTGTTCTTAAGTGTGTAGAGCTGTTCTATAACCTTTCCTGTCTTATAGAATTCTCCTGGGGTTTTGTACTTATCTGGGTCTCTACCTTGAGCCACCCATTCTTCCTTAGAGAGGTGTCCATATTTCTTGGCGCTCTCTACTACCTCTTTGTCCTCGCCCTCGTCCTCACCTTCCGGTTCGACCTCGGGCTCTTCTAATTCTTCCTCCGGCTGTTCAATCTTTTCTTCGTCTAACTCTTCTTCTATGAATTTATCTTCTTCGCTCACTTTTTAGCTCCCATTCTTTCTATATACTTTACACCATCGTCAGTAATAAGATAGTATTCACCCTCTTTGTCCATCATGTTACTTTGATATGGAACAAAATGCACCACATCTCCAATAACAGGGGGATTAATCTCATCTCCAAACCTTTCTTTATACTTACTGCCAAACGCATCTGATGCCATCTTAACTACTATGCCCCTACTTGATGCGCTTGCGAATGCTCGTTCCTGCATGTCTGTAAGAATTAGTTTGCTATCTCTAGCTAGTCCTAAGTTTTCTTTAACATCACCTAGGTCAATTTTAATTAAAATGTGTCCATTAACTGGCTCACCTTTAAGTATGTCTTTCTCTTCTATCACTATGACTGCTCCTCGTCAATTATCTCTTTAATGTCTTTAATCATTTGAATTCCCATTCGTAAGCCGTCTAATTGGCCTAATGAATAGGTGTAATCTAATGATATTTTGTTCGTGTCCTTCTCTTGTATGTGACTCCCGTCAGTTATAGATTCCTTAATCTCCTCTGCTGTTTCAGAAAGAAGCCTTATCGCTGTTCTTGTCTCGTTGCTGCTGAGCCATGAGTTCCAATCGTGCACGTTCTACTCCCACTTTCTGTTCGGCCACTGAGGCCAACCTTCCTTTAACGTTTGCTTCTTGTTGGTCCTTATTCGCTTTAGCCATCATGGCCACTTGATTATCTCCTGATTCTGCGTCACTTAACATAGCTTCATGTTGTTTAATACGAGCTTTCATCATTTCTATTTGAACTCTAATTCCTTCTCGTTGTTCTTTCACTTGTTCTAATTGTATCTTCTGTTGATCTAACTGTGCTTTCGCTTGAACAGCTATCATTTTTGGATCTGGTTGTTGAGGAGCTGGAGGTTGAATAAGTTCTTGTGGATTGTCTATTTGAAGACCTTTTAGAATCCTCATGGCTAATGCTGGCATGTTAAGGACGTTCACTAAAGGGGTATTTAACATGTTCTGAAGGGCTTGAATCTTCATGTACACGTGAGCTTCTGAACTTTGTGTTGGATCAGCCACTGGCATGATGTCCAGTTCAGTTGCGTTAAATATGTCCTTACTTATTTGAATGTCTAAGTCATTATACTTGATGAATCTGTCCATATTGGAATACTTTCCATACAGATAGAACATCATCTTAAACTCTTTCTTCAGCGAATGGAACAGTTTCTGCACCATTGGCTTAAATGCTCTTGTGCCTTGTTCGACAATTGCAAGCATAGTGGTAGCAGGAACGTTCTGCCCTTCAGCGTCACCGGTTAGAGCCTGAGTTACAAAGCCTGTTTCCTTGCCCGCATCAATAAGCAGACCTAAGAGGCTGAACAGCACTTGAGAGGGCTCTTTAAACGGCAGGGGCATGATTTGAGAACGAATATCAACGTTTGGAGGAATTTCTAGTTGAGTAAACTTTCCGAGTTCCTGCTTTATTTCTCTTTTCTTTGACTTAAATGCTTTAGTGGTGAAGCCACCTTGTTGGTTGGCTAACGTACCGCTGTCTATCAATTGTCTTAGGATAGACGTAATAGATTTGTTCTGATGAAACAACAGGTGATTTAATCCCATACTGTGATAATTACCTGCTGGATCATCTATGCAGTGATAATCAACTATGTAAGGACGAGGTGTGATTTTCTTGATTTTACCTTTCTTGTTTACATAAATGTCTTCTGCTTCATAGCCGCTGTATATTCCAAGTACCTTTGCAGAGTCTCTATGGAAATAAACAATGTAGGGCTCTTCGTAGCCGTCATCGTCTAAGTCAATGTAACAAAACTGCTCTAATATTTCATAAACTGGATTAGTGTCTTTAGGGTCAGTGGGATGAGGATCATCAAAGTTAGAAGGCCCTGTTTTTAAATCGTCTACCTCAATATCACAAAACTTATCTGCTCGGATAAACTCAGTGATTTCGTTCTTGGTCATGTAATTACGAACTGTGATTCTTCGAGCTTTATCTAGTGAACTAGTGTTTGAATTGATTATAACGTCTTCTGGGCTAAGGACAGAACTCAACACCTTGTCTTGACCGTCATCAAAATGTAATTTTCTATATCCTGTTCCCCAAGCACACACCATGTGAATCAACTTGTGGGATTCTTTCAGCCAAGAGTCTGAATCTATCAGCAGGTCATACGAGAAGAATGAGCTAACAGTCTCTGCCTTCATGGCTTTTATCCCGTCTGGGTCTGGACCTAAGACAGCACATTCCGCCACCTTATTGTTTCGCACTAAATGGGGAATCAATCGGGAAGCCAGCTGAATAACGGAAGAAGCTAATAGCGGGTAAATAACTTTAGAGTGTGCATAGTTTTTGGTGTGTTCTGATTTAGCCTCAGACTTAATCATCTTCATGGCTTCTTTGTTCATGTCGACCCAATCCCTACAGGACTCTTCATCGATATCAAAGCCGTGCACCGCTGAGTCTACAATGTCTTTCAGTTGATCGTCATCTAGCAGCTCTGCGACGTTATCTGCTTCTACAAACTTTAATAGTTGCTCTACGCTCATTTTGTATCCTCATGAGAAGCTATAAAATAGTCATAAAACAACTTATATGCTTCATGGGGGTGAAAGGATTGCTGAAATCTATGTAAACAGTCTTTAGCTAATTTCAGTTGAACTTCAGGTTTTTCTTTTTCTATGTTTTCTAAAAACTTATCTACATCGTACATTTAGTATCCCGTTAATGAATCTATGTCGTGTGATTCTCTATGGTTGTCATAAGGGTTTATGTCAGCCATCTCCATATCATAGTGCGATACGGCAATCATTTCGAATATAGACAGTAAATATCTTAGTGTATCTAGTAGGTGGTCGTCTTGATTTCTTGCGATTTTGTTTGGGTCTTTGGAGTCATATCTGTAAACTCTATACTCGTCAAAGAATGCATCTAAATTGGAAAATATCTTAAGCGTACCTGCTTCCAATTCTGTATAAACTTGACCGATCCCTGTTACAATACTGTTATATCCAGGATGTAAGTCTAGACCTAAACTACGATAATAGTCGATTCGCATCTTACCGTCGTCTCGTCTACCTCCTCCTGAAGGGTCAGCGGCTCCTGACATCCAATTACCACGTTGCTGTATAGCGAATACGTGTTGCTGGTCGGTAACTTTTCCTTTTTTATATTCTGAATAGACGTATTTAATTTGTGTCACTGGGTCTTGTGCCATCCATAAGGCTGCAGTGTTATTCCATCCAAAGTCCAATCCGTAAGCTCTGGGGAAGTATTCAGGAATCTCGAATGGTTTAACCTTAATGTCTTCTTCAGCCACTGGGTATACTCGTCCTGAACCTAAAGCTGGAATACCCTTCGTTCGAGCATCCCTTTCATTTGGGGGCATTTCAGCTATCATTGTTGCCTTATCTTCTTCAGTTAAATGCGGAGCATCGTCCCATGAAATAGCTATGGCATATCTTTCTGGATGTTCTGGGTGTGTTCCCTCTGTAGGGAATCGTCCATTAGGCAAATACCGCAATACAACCTCACTGAGGCCTTTTAACGGGGTGAACATCATCATACACTTACCTGGTTCTTTAACGCCTTTAACCCCCCTTAAACGGGCTATACACTCAGAGTAAATTTCATCTGGCGGCTCTTCATCAAATATGATGAGGTCTAAGGTGGCTGCTTGGAACTGATTGCGTCCCATCTCGAATGTCTTAACTGTTACTGAACTAACTCCGCCACTCTTATGTTTTGTCTGTATCTGACCGATTGCTCCTGGAACTCCAGGCATGCTCTTTGTGTCATGTAACATGTCTTTTCTAATTAGACCGGTTCCCAGTTCTTCACCTGGTGAGCCTAACAGGGAAGACTGCATGGAATCTCTCCATAAGCTCCCTGACTCACATATAACCCACACCTTAATGGCTTTCTTAAACTTCGTTCCTTTCCACCAGGTCGGGTATTCTCCTGTCATGTGGTATGTGAGCTCTACGCTCCCACTGAAACTCTTACCTGAACCATTTCCTCCTCCTAGTACGCGAAACCTGTGGTTAAGGCCTGCATCGAAGAAGTCTACGTGTTTGTGATAAAGGGCTCGTGCAAAAGGTCCGGTGTCTGGAAATACTGAATCTATTAAGTTATATTTCTTGTGTTCAGTAAAGGATTGGACTGCACGAGCAATATTTAGGAGTTTATGTCTATCAAGTGTCATTTGCAGCCAGACATTTTATATCTATACGCAGCTGCTGGATGCACTCCTGTAGGGTCGTCATGGAACCTCTTAAGTAATTGAGCTCCTCGACATACATCAAATCCTGCTTGCTTCATAAACTTGAAGCCTAACCTATCTGCTGTCAATTCATTTTTTGGTCCTTGGTTCTGCCACCACACTTGGGTGTGCCCCAGTTCGTGTCCTATTACAGCAGCCAACTCATCTATATTTCTTACTTCCATCACCATTCCGCCATATATAACTATATGAGTCGGGATACGAAGTGAGTTAAAAGATGTCGATGCGTTAACTTGTCCTTCACTCCAGTCAACCATAATAGGAACGCACCTAGCTATGTGGTTAGCCACACAAAGACGACTATATATTTGTTGGACAGTTGCATAAGTGAAAGAGAACGCACTTGAGCAAAACATCATTAGAGCGCATACGCCAAAAAGAAACCTTTGTTTATTCTTCATGTTCAATCACCTTAATTAGTTCTGGATGTTGTTCCATTTGGTTTTTGATGTAGGAAAGAAGTTCCTCGTTAGTTTGTTCATTGAGAACATTCATGGTGTCTATATTAATCTGAGTGTTTGTGGTGGCTGCTGAAGGTTTGTCTGCCCATCCATGACGATACTTCCCCAAGTCTCTCCAAAACTGGTAATCAATGTCTGTTTGTTTTAACATACCTTGACGACCTAAATCTTCGTGTATGGCATCAAACATAACCTTGCCTGTTTCATGAGCTTCTTTCAACTCAGGGTGTTCTTTAATCCATCTGTAAAAAGTTGAACGAGATATGCCCCATTGGGCCATCACTTCAGTGTCAGAAAGTCCGGCTGCCATCTTCTTGGTGAGTTCTACACAGTGTGTGGATTTATATGGAGAAATTCCTCCCATTTTAATTCCTACGTCTTTTGGTTAATAAATCGATTATGTCTTTTTGGGTTTCTTTTATTTCTGCGGTGTCTTCTTTCAGTTCTGCAAACCTAGCTTCAATAACCCTTATATCTATTCTATTCTGAGCCGAGTCAGTTTCGATTTTAGATATCCGGTCTCCCATTGTTTTTCTATCGTACATATAAAAGCCACCTAATGCAGTTATCATGGCGGCTATTATTGATCCCATCTTATCCCAAATAGCTTCCATGCGTTAATAATCCCAAGTAGTTCGTTTCCAAGGTATTCCCCATGCGCTTAATTCACTTGTTATACCGTCTATGTCTTTCACTTCCATTTTAGAATCTTCCGTATTGTAGCCCCACTTAATGAAAAGGTCTTTGGCTAATATCCAGTTAGACTCACTTATTTCCACTTCCCTTCCTTTCTCTGTAATTAACATTATTGTTCTCCTACAGATTCTTTAGCTGATGCTACAACTGCTTGCCATTGCGCTTCTGTCATTCCACTTGTGAACAAATTTTTACGCAAAGCTTTAGCTAATTTGTCTTCGTCTATTACAGAGGAGGAGGTATTGTTTGCTTTGGCTGTGTCCACTTTGCCTTGACTATGAATGCTAACTGCTTCTTTGGTGTAATAACCACCTAATCCAATTGTCACTAAAGTCCACAACTCTGGAGGCACTGCTTCTGCTGATATGGGGAGTCCCATTGGTTTTAAGAAAGCGTTTAAGAATGATACGATAATCCAATTGTAAGCCACCACAGAAACACATATCATCATCAGATAGGCGCGCCATTGAGAGGCCCATCCGCCTTGTCCCATCTCAGTGGTTATGATTTCTTTCTTGGCGTCTATTGTAGCTTCTTCCACTTTGTCTGCTTCTTGCTGAGCCTGAAGAGCCAACTCTTGGAACCTAGCTTCTGCTTCTGCTTGTTTCTCTGGGTCTGGAAAGATTCGCTTAATCAAATCTGAAAAGATTGGAGATAGTAATCCTAATATTGCACCAAAGCCCATTTAACTGTTTCTCCCACTAATTGGATCACTAAGGGTACATCTAGTTTGAACAAGTTAACTGTATGTATCCATTAAGTATTTTACTGTATAGTGTGCAGGACTTTCACCTGCTGTCTCTCTAAGAGAGTCTTTTCAAACTGAGTGTACCCTTAACCAGGAGAGTTAATTAGACTCACCCTTAAGTACAGTGTAGCACACCTTCTAGATAATGTCAAGAGTTTTCTGTAAATATTTAACATTTTCCCTTTTTACCTGGCATTTTCTTGCCAGCAGGCGCTTTATTTTTAGCCATATGGTTCTCCCCATTGTTTTGTCTGTATATCTTCATCCCTTCTGTATAGTATAGCTTATTCTAAATAGTTGTCAAGGCGATGAATGTAAAGAATACGTAAAGTTTCTGTAAAGAAAGTGTAATAAATGTTCTTAATGTTCCCTTAAGAAAACTTCCCCTTTTTAATCCGTAAGATAGGTATGGGACCTCTACTGATACCGACCGGTCAGGTACTTCTTTGCCCCTACCCGGTGTCCACTGAAGCTTACATAATAAGTTTCCAAGCCTTCAAGGCCAGCAACTTGTTTACTGTGCGGCTAAGTCTAGTTATTCAAATAATCAGACTTAAGAGTGTGAGCTCCTGTGAGCTTGATAGTGACACTATGATGTTACCCTTAAGGAGAACTAAGGGTGTGTGGCGATCGGGCCGTCACGGAGAAGACACGACAGGAGAGTGATAGCCATCATATTAACAGGAGAGAGACATGAGAGTGGTGTATACTTAAGGTAGGTAACTCGTTGAACATCTAAGGAGTTCATGTCTTAAGAGTGTATCAGTGTGTCTTTACACATTGTTTACACTTGACAGTGTTGATATGTACAATAACTGTACTATAGTTAACTTAAGACAACACATTAATAGGAAGATGAGATGAACGTACTACTTGCTTATCCAGTGTTCACATTAGCAATGATTGTAGTGATTTACATATTGTATAAATAGGAGACTGTCATGTACACATTAGACGAGATAATAGATAAATACAACGATGATAGACTGTTAGGGATTGAAACTAATAGCTTCGATGAGTTCGTCAAAGCTCACTTTGTATTAGTTTTTGATGATACATTCACATTAATAGGATACGACTTATGAAATACTTAATAGTTACAGAAGAGAAATGTCTTCAAATAGACGCTAAGGACGACTTCGAAGTGGAACTCTACATCTTAGCTAACATTGGAGTCGAAAAAGTTATTTACTTCACTCAAAAGGAACAAAGCCATGAAGAAGATTAAATATATATTTCTTGAGGGCAGCATCGAAGGATTAACTCAAGAGATATCTCTGGAGGCCTATAACTACCTCTTGGCTAAACGATGTGTCCTTAAATGGATGGTAACCAATAAACTAGATAAGCATCCAGCCGAACACAAGGATGGAGTGGAGGGTGTCTACATAGACTGCAATAAAGTTGTATAAAAATTAGACAACAATAACTTAATATACTATACTTATAGTGAGAAGAGACCTTATACTAAGAGATAAACAACGGAGAACGCCATGAAAACATACAGAGTTATAGAACTGTGTAATGGGGTAGTGGTCTCCAGGCAATTAGAAGTTGTACCTAGTCGCTGTAAAATTGTCGCTAGACCACTTGTTAATAAAGAAACTAAACAGCATTATTTCATCTGTAAAGGCAGTGCCGCTAGGGTGATAATGCATACAAGGGGTTAGCAATATGAAAACTATATTAGCGATTGTATTAGCTGTATTACTGGGGTTCAGTCACGGTCATGTCCACTTCACCTTTGATAAACAGATAATACGTGACCAGGTTGAACGAAGAAGACTACTAGTGGACACATATGACACTAGAGGTGTGAAATATTATTACTTATGAGACATATTCTCTCCATTTAAGTATATGTGGCGAGGAAAAGTATCAAGGAGAACAGAATGGACGAAGACAGAATGTATGAGATAATGGTTATTGTAATGGTGTTAGGTATAATATACGTATTGGAGAGGTTGTCATGAAAGCATACACTACGTGGCAAGAAGCATTGGTGAGGTTTATAGAGCTATATGGACATAACTACAAAGACAGTTACAACTTAACAGCAGAGTTCGAACAGCATCTAACTAAGAACAGATTGGGTGTTTACTTTTTGCGAACTGGAGAACTTAAATGAACAATTATAAACTATTAAAAAACGATTACATAGAAATAAATGAGAAGAAATTATACAGAATCCAAGCAACCAGAAGTTTTAAAAATGTGTCCAATGGAGAGCTGGGGGGATATATAGAAAGCAAGAAAAACTTATTAGATAACGCTTGGGCATATGAGGATGCTAAGGTATTTGGAGATGCTAAAGTGTTTGGAAACGCTCAAGTGCATGAAGATGCTAAGGTGTTTGGGAACTCTCGGTTGTATGGAAATGCTGAGGTGTTTGGAAGCGCTATGTTGCTCGGGACCGCTAAGGTATTTGGAGATGCTAAAGTGCTTGGAAACGCTCAAGTGAGTGAAGGTGCTAAGGTGTTTGAGAACTCTCGGTTGTATGGAAATGCTGAGGTGTTTGGGAACTCTCGGTTGTATGGAAATGCTGAGGTGTTTGGAGACGCTAAGGTGTTTGGAGATGCTAAGGTGTTTGAGAACTCTCGGTTGTATGGAAATGCTGAGGTGTTTGGAGACGCTACGGTGTTTGGAGATGCTAAAGTGCTTGGAAACGCTCAAGTGAGTGAAGACGTATATTTAACTTCAGGAGTTACAAAAGTAGACATCACTAATAATTCTAATCCATTGGTTTTACTTAGGAATTCTTTAAATATAATCCCGATTAAGGATAAAATCCTACTATATAAACGAGTGGACAAAATAGGGAAAGGAAGTTATGTTTCGTGCTTCAACGGAGATTTTATTTATAGATTAGGAAAAACAGCTAAAGAGGAAAACCCAACGATAAGCACAGAAAGTTGTGCTAAAGGACTTCACGCTTCTCTTCCTAATTATTGGCATACAGGAGACACTTTGATTGCAGTGGAGATAGACATAAAAGATATTATTACAATACAAAGAGGTAAAGTGAGAGTTAAGAAACTTATAGTGTTAGCTGAGATTGGAGAATAACATGACTGATGACGAATGGGTTGAGCAATTTTACGAAATGTTAGAAAGCGGTTTAGACAACTACAAGCGACCAGCCGACTATAAAGAGCGCGCTAAACGCATACTGGAAGGCAATAGAAATACTGTTAATAATCAACGAGAAGGAGCTGCCAAGTGGAACTCAAACGATTAAGCGCATCTCAGGTGCTATTAATAACTAATCACGGAGATGAAATACTGTATTCACAAGAAGAGCCAATTGCAGGATTTAAACTGGGACTTGGATTCTTCAAGAATAGAAACTGGTCAGAAAAAATAGAGTATTTGAAAGGAATTGATGACGTGACGTTATTAACGTCCCACCAGATAATTGCTTTGTTTTAAGGAGAATATAATGAATGAATACTTGACAGCAACAGACGAGGAGAAACTCTTAATACTGCAATCGTTATACCAAAAAGCTTCCAAGAAGAACAGAGAGGTGATTGTTAAAGAGTCTCAGAAGGTGTATAACAGATTGAAATGTAGAAAGTCCTTATAGGCTTCAAGGAGAAACTAAATGGACGTAGTGAGCTTTATAGACGATCTTGATGAGCTATTATTTAATGAACATATACATCTTAACACGTACGAACTAGAGGCCATATTAGACAGAATTGATATGTTACATACTGTTATTTTGAAAAAGCTAACTCCAGGAGAAATAAAATGATAGACGAGATGGTGTACGGGCATGCTCAAGCTAAGAAAGCCCTTAGAGTGATGCTTAAACGCTCTCAGGAGCGTTATTATAAGAAGTGTGTGTTAGGGGAAGAGGTAGTGCAGGACACGCTTAAGTGCCTTCTAATTGGCTCTAGCGGGACGGGCAAAACCCACTTAGTGCAAAGCATGAGTAAGCTGCATAAGTTCCCACTGATAACACTGGACGCAACCTACTTTACACCTGTGGGCAACACTGGCGGCGTCAACCCTATACAATTAAAGGAACGGATTAGGAACACTGCTAGCGAATACTGTAAGCAGCCAGAGTATTTCTCACCAGAAGGCGTGATAAATCAGATGGTAATATTTGTGGATGAGTTCGATAAGCTAGGGTCTTCTTGGGAATCTACAGGAACGTGGAACAGTCATGTTCAAGCTAACTTTTTGACTCTCATTGAGGACAAGGGCGAGTTTTCAGGCATCTCTTGGATATTCGCCGGGGCATTCAGTAGTTTGTTTGCTAAAACGCGTTCAACGTATATAGGTTTTCCAGCTCAGGTGGAAGACAAAGAAAAACCTAAGAAAATACAAGACAGTGACATCATAAAAACTGGGATACTACCAGAACTGCTAGGGCGCATATCATTGGTTCTTCAGTTGGACACTTTTACTAAAGAAGACTTCAAGAGGGTTCTAGTTGAGAGACTACTTCCGTTATATCCCACTCTGGAATCAGTGGATGTGGACGAAATGGTGGAGAATGCCTACAATAGCGAGTTAGGGATACGTAGCTTAACCAGGCAGTTAGAATTGCTTGCAATCGATCAAGAATGGGAGGCTACACTCTAATGAAGACTGTTAACCGTATGATGAACTTAAAGCAGTTTAAAGAAGCTCTATGGGAGGCAGAACGCCTCATATATCGAACAGCATATGAACATGCTAAATGCAATCAGTCAGAAGCAGCACGAACTTTAGGGGTTTCACGAACAACATTTATTAACAAGATGAAGGAGTATTTAAGATGAAACTTGTGGAAAATTATTTGAAGACACTATACAGTGTGTTTTAGAGGGGACCCTTACTACGTAGTATATATCAAGTTAGAGGATTTGTCAAGTGAATTCGTAAAAAATATTTTTTCTTGACTAAACAGCTATTTAGACATATACTTAAAGTAAGAAACAATTAGGAACAAACACATGGACATAACAACATTAGTAGAACTGGCTAGGGAATATGGGCTTCCATGTGTTGAGCGAGAAGGAAGCGTAACAGTAGTGGGAGAGAAACAACTTTTGATTTTTAACATAGTGGAGGAAACACAATGTCAACTAATAGAAATCTATTGACATCGCCAATTGGAGAAATCCAGTTTATGGCAGCAGAAAATCCGGTAAAAGCTACAAAGGCAGATGACAAGCTTGTTTACACCGTTAAATTGGCTTTTGATAACAAGAAAGATAAAGAGTGGTTAGCTCAAGTGGCTGAAATTAACGAAGCTAAAGTTGTGACTGAAAAATCCTATCGAGGAAAATCAGAATCAATTAAAGCAGTGTTGGCTCAAGGTAAGAGTTTAGTCAGTGCATCATCTAAGTTTAAACCAACGATTTATGACTCAGAAGGTAACGAACTAGAAGAAGCACCTATGTTCTTTGCAGACTCAAAAGGCACTGCACAGATGATTGTACAGCCATACCAAGGAGGAAAAGGCGGCACTATTAATCTAATCGGTATCATCGTGTATAACATTGAAAATGCTGAAGGGAACACAACTGACGGATCAAGCCGAGAGTCTAGGCTGGATCAATTGAGAGCAATAGTGAAAGCTGTAACAAAAAGTTAAAACATTCCATCTAACGTCCTAGTTAACCTAGGACATTTTTTTTGCCCCGCCTGTGCTGGTATTAAGCCGAAGAGAGCACCGAGCGACCTAGGTTATGAAGGGCAAATATTTAGAGGCTTGGAACAGCCAAGGAAATGCGAGCAGTGTGAGCGAAGACATCAGTCAGGTAGGGCAAGAAATCACACGAAACTCTTGTCTGAAGTAGGTTCAAGTCCTACCCTCTAATTTCACTTGAACGAGGTATTTCTAGTTTAAAAACACATGAGTAGAAGGAAAAATCTGTTGAATTAACTCGAACGTAGTAATAAAAGGGGAACACATGAGTGATATCGCAATCGACTTTGAGACACATCTCATAGGTAACGAAGCAGTGTTCCCAAAGCCAGTGTGCCTCTCAGCCTATACAGGTTCAGAGGCTTTTTTATTTAATAACGATGAAGCCAGAAAGTTTTTAGCAGAACACTTAAACGTAGACATTCTTATAGCACACAACGCAGTGTTTGAATGTGGCGTTATTATAACGCACTATCCTGAATTAGCAGAGAAGGTGTTTGCTGCACTGGATAATGGCTTAATATATTGTACTAAAGTGAATGAAGCACTGTGGAACATCCAAAGAGAAAAGGCAATGATGAAACTAACTCTTGCCGATTTAGTGCAACATTATTTCGATACAGACATCAGTGCAACAAAGACTGCTGATGCATGGCGACTAAGATATTCTGAACTGGATGGTATTCCAATTAGTGAATGGCCTAAAGAAGCAGTTGAGTATGCCATAGATGATTCTATATGGGCATATAAAACTAAGCAAAAGCAAAAATACATAAATCAGCAGTTAGCTTTAAAGTCAGCTGTATTTCTTAACATAATGGGGGCAACAGGATTCTCTATAGACAACGAAAGGGTTTTATTATTAGAGAAAGAAATCTGGGAATACCTCACTCCGAGATATGACTTTTTAGTGAAAGAAGGATTCTGTGATTATATAGCTAGACAAAAACAGCCTAGAAAGCAAATTAAGAAGCTGAAAGCCTATGTCGAAGACTTAGGTGTCACCCTACAGTATACAACTAAAGGTGGTGTAGCGACGTCAGGAGAGGCCATATCGGCCTATTTAACAGAACAACCAAACCCAGTTTTGCAGGCATTCTCGGAATTATCTAGATATGAAAAAATCCTCACTTCATATGTATCTCGACTTAAAAGTGCAAAGAAGATTTACTCTCAATATTCCACAACTAAAAATACGGGACGAACTTCTTCAAGTGCCTCAAAGCTGTTTGACAGCATTAATATTCAACAGATTCCACGTGCCGTTGAAGGGGTTTCGTACGACGTGCGAAATTGTTTCGTTCCTAGAGAAGGGTTTAAGGTTTGTTCTATTGACTATAGTGGACTGGAGTTATGCTCTGCAGCACATCAGTTATTTACCACCTTGAAATATTCTTGCATGAGAGACGCATTGAACGAAGGAGATAAGCCTACAGACATGCATTCCAAGTTAGCAGCTAAGCTTAAGGGAATCTCATATGAAGAATTCATGGAACATAAAAGTGAATATAAAGACGCTAGACAGAAAGCTAAGCCAATTAACTTAGGGTTTCCAGGAGGCATCGGATATGACACTATGCGTCACCTTATGTGGAAAGACGGAATTAAAACAAGATTTGAAATATTAGAAACCTCTAAGAATAAACAAGATCTCAACTATTATTTATTTAACTTACATGCCCCTGATGTAAGGATTAAGCGTTTAAACAAATCAGAATACGCTTTGGTGCAAGACGAGCTTGTACTGCTTAAGAGATATATGTTTGAACTATACCCAGAGTTAGAACAGTTCTTGAAAGAAACTCACTTGAAATTTTTAACAGGCAAGATGAAGTTTAAGAAGAATGAGTTTGATGAATGGGAAGAAGAGCCCATGTACATGTATGATACTCATGGATTTAAACGCGACTGGTGTACATACACAGCTTTATGTAATGGCTTCTTAATGCAAACCCCTTCAGCTGTTGGAGCCCAGAAAGCAGTCAATAAAGTGTGTAGAGAATTTTATAGCGAACCAGACATTATTCCACAATCGTTCATCCACGACGAAATAGTTTTTGAAGTGAGAGAAGGTAGGTATGACTTAGTGGAACGAGCGGCGTATATAATGATAGAAGAAATGCAAACAGTTTTATCCTCAGTGAGGATAGCAGTGGAGGCAAGCATTTCTGACTACTGGCAAAAGGCAGACGGTTTTTGGACTAAAAGTTTCTGGAGAAACCCTAAATGAAAGTGATTAAAAAATATCCAAAAACATCCTTCATGATTATTACAAAGATTTGGTGGATAGTTGGGTTTTTCTTTACAGTGTATATCATTCAAAATCAAATGCCAACAGTTAGACAATTTGTATTAGGGTCTATATACACTATCATAACGTTGCCCTTAAACTACTGGCTTACCTATGGTTTTGACCCAAGAGACAATTCTTAGTTAAATGAGAATATAGACTAGAAAGCAATAAAACAGACGGAATTCTTATTAAAAGGGTATATATGAAATATATAGTTAAGACAGAAGAAAAGTGGCTAGAACTGCGCAAGCAGTTCATCACAGCGTCACAAGCTGCGGTCTTAGTGGGGGCCGACCCGTATGCTAGCCCATCTTCCATTACGAACCCAACCCCTTTTTTCGGGAATGCATTCACAAGAGTGGGCCAAGTGCTAGAGCCAGTGGTGGTGTCTGTAGTGAATGACGTACTAGGAACAACCTTTAAGCTATTTGAGAACAAAGAAGGACACAAAGAATTCTTCACAGAAGGCTATTTGGGGGCCACTCCTGATGCTCACCAAGACCGTAAGGTGTTACTGGAATGTAAAACTACGCGACCTAAAACGTATATTAAGTATTCAGGAGTGCCTCCTAGTAAGTACTTGATTCAACTTTTAGTTCAAATGATGTGTACAAAAGCTAAGAAAGGCTATCTGGCTATAATGAGTACAGACTTAACACAACAAACTGCTGAATTAAATTGGCCAATAACTATATATAAAGTGTGGCGCGATGATCGAATATGTGATATACTTAAAACAGAAGCAGAAAGATTCAGAAGTGAAAAGGCGTTTAGGGTTAACTCCAAGGTGAAGCAGAAGGTAAAACTGTTATTAACTTTGTGTTACGAGAGGATAATATGAAAACACTACTGATACTAGGATTACTGTGGGGAACAACGGCAATTGCAAACACCCCACTAGAATGCACTTCCGACCACGGATACGACAGATGCTGGGAGGCATAACATGGCAGACTCACAAGAAACAAAGATACGAAAAGGTCAGGCATTTAACTTAGCTATAAACGATGCTGTGCACAATGGGCAGTCATGCAACCCCAAGTATATTTACCAGAAGTTTGTCTACTATCATGCATTAGGAGATGCAATACAAGGAAGCGATTTAGACATGATACAAGAAGTAATAGACAGTAAAGACTTCGATAAAGTTATGGAAGAGTTAATAAACCTCTTGGGTAAAAAGGAAAAATCATGAGCCGAGACGAAAACGAGATAAAGCGTAAACAGAAGATTCAAGACACGTTAATAGAAGTGGCCAGAGACACTATGCAGGTGTTCGACTTTGGTGCAACCAAACATCCAGACAGTGGAGACATTCCTAACTTTTTAACTAAAGATGGAAACAAATGCTCATTAAGAGAAAGAGGTAGTTCAGTTCTTAGGCACGCAGCACGAACATTTATGAACCCTAAACTGCTAGATGAAGAGTCTAAACTACCTGAGCTGCTACATTTAATGGCCTCCGTAGCTATACTATACATTAGACAGAAAAGAAATATAATCCACTCGGAAGACGACAATGCAATCTAAACGACATAGTATAATAGAAGCTTGCTCAAACGTATTTAGCGGAATGGTGATTGCTTTTGTTATATCTCAGTTGGCGCATATGTATTCACCAGAGATTAGACAGTATATATGGAAGGGTTTTGAGTGGAAGGTAAGCGTAGGAAGTAATGCAGTAATGACAGTTATACTGACAGTGATTTCCATAGTAAGAGGCTATTTGTGGAGAAGACATTTCAATAGGGTGCAAGAACAAAACTATAAAGGGGAAAACAATGGCTAATTTATTTCAGCTAGGTACATACGAGACAGAACTGATGTCGTTAGAGGCGTACACGAAGTTAGCACAAAAAGACCCCTCTGTGTATGCATCACCTGCTCACCGAATGTTAAAAGCAATCGGGGAACCGAAGAAAGTGGACACAGCGAAAACACCTCGTCTCAGCAGAATATTTGGTAATAGAACAATCAGAACTTATGAGGTCTTTTCTGACTTTTATGGATTAGAAGACGTCATCAGTAGAATAGTTTCGTTCTTCCAACATGCTGCCCAAAACCTGGAAGAATCCAGACAGATTCTATACCTTCTAGGACCTGTTGGCTCCGCTAAATCATCGTTAGTGGAATGCTTAAAATCTCTTATGGAGAAAGAACCAATCTATATATTAGCAGATGCTGACGGAAACCCTAGTCCTATTAATGAAAGTCCATTAGGTGTGTGTGGTAAAGAACTGTTAGCTAAACTGAAAATTAAATCAGTGCCTGTAATTCCGAGTCCGTGGGCTACAAAACGACTTAAGGAATACAAAGGAGACCTATCTAAGTTTAACGTAATCAAACGCCATCCTGCTCAGTTGGAACAAGTGGCGCTAGCTAAAGTGGAGCCAGGCGATGAGAACAATCAGGACATCTCAGCTCTTGTAGGTAAGGTGGACATCAGGAAATTAGAGCATTTTAACCAAAACGACGCTGATGCGTACAGCTATTCAGGCGGATTGTGTCTAGCCAATCAAGGCATGTTAGAATTCGTGGAAATGTTTAAAGCACCAATTAAGATGCTCCATCCGTTACTGACGGCAACACAGGAAAGAAACTACAAAGGAACAGAAGCGATCTCAGCTATCCCGTTCCAAGGCATCATCGTAGCTCACAGTAACGAATCTGAGTGGGATACATTCAAGAACAACAAGAACAACGAAGCGTTCCTCGATAGGGTTTACTCAGTGGAAGTGCCTTATTGTCTACAAGTGACTGAAGAGCAAAAGATTTATAAGAAGCTTCTTAACAGCAGTACGCTTAGTGAAGCTCCTACCGCTCCATACACCTTAGAGCTGCTATCTCAGTTCAGCGTGCTAACACGACTAGAAGAGCCAGAAAACTCTAGTGTTGTATCTAAGATGCGCGTATATGACGGAGAGAACGTAAAAGAAAAAGATACTCAAGCCAAAAGCTATCAAGAGTACAAAGATGCCACTACAGCTAATGAAGGGTTCTTCGGAATATCCACACGACTAGCATACAAGGTTCTTGCTGAAGTGTACAACTTTGACCACGATGAGATAGCAGCAGACCCTGTTCACTTACTGTATGTACTGGAAAAAACCATACAGAAAGGCAGACTGCCAAAAGAAGTTGAAGAGAAATATCTAGACTACATTAAAGAATATCTGGTTCCTTATTATGCAACTAAAGTGGGTAAAGACATTCAGACTGCATACCTAGATTCCTATCAAGAATTCGGGCAGTCACTGTTTGACAGATACATAATGTTTGCGGACCACTGGGTGCAAGATAATGACTACAGAGACGTGGACACTGGACAGATGTTTGACCGAGAGTCTTTAAACAAAGAACTAGAAAAGATAGAAAAGCCAGCAGAGATAGCCAACCCTAAAGACTTTAGACACGAGGTGGTTAACTTCGCTCTGAGATACCAAGCTAAACATGACGGAAAGAACCCCTCTTGGACCTCATATGAGAAACTTCGAAGAGTTATAGAGAGTACAATGTTTAGTAAAACTCAAGACCTTTTGCCTGTA